ACCAAATAAAAGTCCTATATTCACTTTCGTGATGGTCACATTCTTTGTAGTCTCTATCTATAATTTGATCCTTCCAAACATTGATGTTTAAATCTTTATAGCTTTTAAGCTCAGTTTTCTCTTTTGTCACCTCTAAGATGCCATTTCTATAGTATAGAAAACAACTACTAACAGTATCTTTTAGTAGATTAACCTTCTCAGTCTTTATCATTGATAGATAATCTCTCTTAAACATTGATAATTTAGAAGTTATTAAGTTAAAAACATTCTCATTGAAGTTGTTTTCTTGAATAAAATCTAAGATAAAATCCTTTATGTCAATTTCATTAACAATATTCAAAAATATACCATCTTTTTTTATGATATTAAAACTACTGTTTTCATTAGGTTTATTCTTAAAATAGTTATTTTGCTCTAAGAAGAGTTTGAACTGGTAGTTATTGATGTAATACTTACCATCTTGAGTCTTACTCCAAAATTCTTTATATTTCATTTATTATTGTTAGATAAAAAAAGCCTGTTAACTTTCGGAGGGCAGTCCTACTAATTAACAAGCTTTTACAATAATTCCTTTAAGTTCCTGCCCGAACTCTGATGCAAATATACTTATTAATTCAATGTAAAAAAAACTATCCTAAAACTTTGTATAAACTTTCTAAAAGTCGGGGAGCATTTTATTAGTGTCTATAAGGGATTGAAGTATGTTTCCTTACTTTCTGACTTTTTTTTTACTTTATTTTTTTAAAAACTCCTATACCTTTTTGAATTAAAAAATAGAAAAAAGTAGGGAAAAGTAGGTAAAAGTGTCTCAATCCTTTATGTAGTATAGGTTTTAGCTTCCCCACTTTTAAAAAGTTTTAGGATAGTTTTATGTTTTTTACCACTAAAAGTCGGTAAAAGTCGGTAAAATCTCCCTATATTGGTCATTCTCTATCCTCTCCTTAATGATTCTCAAATCAGTTGTGTTGTTGCATTTCATAACATCCTCAAATATAGAGTACTTAATCACCTCAACTGGTGCTTCACTAGGATAAAGATAGTATTTAAGCTCAGCTATAGCATCATCATAAATCTTGTCACAGTTCTGAAATTGCTTGTCTACATTAAGTCCATGCATGACAGTGACGTGATCCTTTTCAAGCATTCTACCTATTTCTGACAAGTTCAATCCTAATTTTTTTAGTTCTGAAAATAGATAGTATCTTTTATAAACTATCCCTCTACTTCTTTTTGTACTGATTAGATTGTGAAGTTCAATCATGTATTTGATTTTTTCTATCATAATTTAAATTTACTTATTATTAATTCTAAACATTTTACTACGATGCTGTTACCAGCTTGTTTGTACGCTTGTGAGTCACTTACGGGCCATGTGAATGTATCTGGAAAGTCCATTAATCGAAAGCACTCTCTAGGGGTTAGTCTACGAATTTTAAATCCATCACTTATCACAGCTTGTCCACTACCATCCTCTCTTGCTCTTGCTGGTATAGTAGGACAATTGCCATCTTCAATCTCTCTAAATCCTTGACCATCTTTATGTGTTCTCCAAGTGCCAACCATCACACCTTGACTACAAGCTGTGTCAAGAGTCTGTGCTACTTCTTTACCAACTCTACCTCTTCTAGTATCTGAGGATGCAAAACCAAAATTAATAGAGTCATTCTCAGTAGCTTCTTCGTATCCTTTAACTGTGCCTGATTTGACCATTATTTGTTTTGGTTGTTTAAAATCTGTAGCAGTTAAACAGCTAATGGAATCAGTATCTTGACTATAAACAGATCCACGTTCACCACCTTTATTAAGATTAGCTATTTCACCATTGTTTTTATTATCAAAAGTTAATAATTCAAGCATTTTCTCACTCAAAAAATACTTATCATTCACATCACTCTCAAGAACATCTTTAAGTCTATTAGTTAAATACTCTTCTTTAGGCCAAGTAAAATTGTTATCTGAGTCATCTCTAATACCAATTAAAAACACTCTCTCTCTATTTTGTGGCACATTGTGATGTTTAGCATTAATTACCTTCCAATACAAGTGATAAGGTACAGCATCATCTGTAGGGAAAATTGTAGGAGCACCATTTACTGACTTACCACCTAAGTAATTAATCCATTCTTGAAAAGTGTTGCCATTATCATCTGAAAGTAAGCCTTTAACATTCTCAAAAATGAAATAACGAGGCTTATTTTCTTGAATAAATTCGTGAGAATTAAAAAATAGAATACCTCTTTTATCTCCCTTACCTAATCTCTTACCAGCCAAACTAAATGCTTGACATGGCGGTGATGTCATGTAGATGTCAAGTGACTCAGATGGAATCTCTCTATCGTATACATTTTTGGGGTAGTATTTTGGCTCTCCATAGTTGTGAATAAAAGTCTGTCTAGCATACTTATCCATGTCACATGCGAAGACTTCTTCAAAGTCAACACCTAATCTTATCAAGGCTTGATTGAATGCACCAACACCTGAGAAATCACTTCCTACTTTTATCATGGCTCTTCTTTAAATTCTGTTTCTAGCCACTGTCTAAATGCTCTCTGTATGTTTACTTGCTGAGATTGTGCCTCAAGCTCTGCATCATGGATTATGATGTTATCAACCTTTCTGACCTCATTGATAAACAAGTTAGCGTATCTCTTTGACTGGTGATAGATTTTAACATCTTCAATCAAGTCAGCCATTACTGGTAGTAGTGCCACTACTGCTAGGAGTTTTTGTTCTTGTGTCATGGCTTGATATATTTTACAATTGTGTCAACATTAGCAATAGCCACTAACATTATTAAAATGAGTATTACTACTATAATAATAGCATCATTTAGGAATTTCAATCTGTTGTCTAGTTTCATAGTGCTTGTATTTCTTGTTTAACTTTGTTCCAATATTGCTTAAATGGATTAGGTAACATAACATTGTCCATTGCTTGAATTATCTCATCAACTGCCATCAAAGCACATCTTTGAGCATAAAAAAATTTGATTTTAAACTCAACAAATTGTTCTGAATCTGAATTAATTTTCATAAAATTAAGCGTTAACTCTCTTGCTTTCTCTTTTGGTGTCATATCATCTCAGGTTTACAATTATCTTGGTAGTATTGTTCTGCTCCACCACCAAATTTGATTTTATTATCACTATAATCATTTATAGCCCCATTCAGTCCACCCCAATAAGCATCAATTATCTGCTCCTTCTCCATTTCAATAGCCTTATACATTGCTATTCTTAGCTCCTCAGATATTATAAATCTGCATGAAATTTCATCTATCAGGAATTTTACTGCTGTGTCTTTCATAGCTCTTCAATTTTTAAGATTAAACCTATCCATCTGTCTACCATCAGGAATGCATGGTGTTGATCGTATGCCTTCACTATCTTGAAGGACTTGTCTTTCATTGTAACTCTGTATGTTTTCATTTTTTGCTCTTAAGTAGTTAATGTATAGTTGGATGTCAAAGTGGCCTCTTTTAGCCCAATAACTTTCAATATCAGCTAAATTCATAATCATCAATTTCTCCGTTATTACATCCACACTCCTCTTCAGTGTAGTGAATTTCATTACCAAATGTGCAGAAGTGTACCTCAATAGTACCTTCTCCATTGCAGTCAGGGCAAATCATAACTCACAAATTTTAACAGTTGTATACTTTTTATACTTGAATGTGCTTTTGTTAGGTCTTTTTTTGACATCTAACTTAAACTGTTTAATCATTTCTGAATGTGTAACCCACTGAGATTTCCATCTTGTTGCTGACTCAGACTCTTTACCAAATTGATCCATTGCAAATAGGTACATGTCCCAGCAATGTTTTTCTTGTTCAATGATGTAATTAATTAAATTTTGCATGTTACTTTGATTTAAGGGTTAAAATTTTGATTGTAGCTGCTATGCTATAGATGATTAATAGGTAAACGATTGTTCCTGACATGATTTTAGTTTTGATTGTCTCTAATAATAGTGTTAACAAGACATTCATAGCCTTCTTTCATTCTATTTCTACCATCCATTTTCTCACCATACTCAGAATTAAAGTCATCAATAGCCATTGTGTTAGTAGTAATTGTGTAGATAGTTTTACCTCTGAAGTCACATTCAATTCTGTAGTGACCTCTACCAGTTGACATAATTGATAGGTTTCTTTGATTTTGTTCTGCTTGTTTAATAGTTGCTTTCATGTGATATTGTTTTTTTGGTTAATAATTATGAAACAAAGTTAGTAACTCTTTTCACTTATGCAAATATTTTAACATATTTTAACATATTGAAGTATAAAAAAAGGGATAAGCTATCACTAGATCATCCCTCTTAGGTGTTATTGTAACCAAACAATATACATGCAGTACAAATATACTTATTTTTTTCTTCTGAGAATTAATTTTATTAACTTTCCTACAAAGCCTGACTGCTCATTTACATCAACATTAACCTCTCCATTGGTTACTTGTACATCTACCTTGTCAGTATCTATTTTAAGGCTCTTAGAGTCACTTTCTTTATGAAAGTCTACGTCTACCTTAGGAGTGTCTACTTTAACCTCTGTAGTGCCATCTTTACGAGTAACTTTAACATCCACATTCTTAGTGTCAATGTTGATGTTGATGTCTTTTTTCTTTTTGGGTGTCTTCATTATGCTTCGTTTGTGCTTATTATTCCTTTATTTGATAATTCTATTTTTCTCACATTAGATGGCTGTGCTATTTTCCAAGCAGTTCTTCTTGCCTGGTGTAATCTTGACTTAGCAATTCTCATCACATTCACCTGGTTGTTTTGGTTGCCACCTAGAACATGATAATGTGTTCTATCCTCACCAACATATAAACCTACATGACCTCCACCATCTCTCTTGAAGGTGAGCACATCACCTAACATAGGAGTGCTTTCTTTTGTGCCATACTTTGCCCAATTAAGAGCCCACAATGGACCATCTACTACGTCAACACCAGCTTTGTGAGCACAGTAAGCTATGAATAGACCACACCAGGGAATCTCATCATTAGTGTATGCCTTAAGTCCAAGCTCAATGGCCCATGATAAGATGATAGGGTTATGATTTTTACCTATAATTTCTCTAGTGCCTATCAAACTGACAGCTTGCACTAGAATTCTTGGTCCAGTCTCTTGTTTTAACCAATTATAATTCATAGTATAGTATTATAATAACTCCCATTAATAGTCCACATACAAATCCTAACAAAAATTCCATCACTTTTGTACTGTTAGCTGTGATAGTGTAGCTCCAATTGTACCAGCAGTGACTAAGTATCCAGCCATCTCTACTACAATAGTAGGTAGTGTGAATGGTGAAGTCAATAAGACAGCACCAATACTACCAATAGTGATTGATAAGTTTCTTACTCTAACCCAAAAATTAGGTGTTTTGGAGCACCATCTGTCTCTTAGTGTCATTTTATTAGTTGTATTTCGATTAGTTTTTTAACTGACTGAGTCAACTCGCTGATGTGCTCAGCTAAATGCTTAATCTCTAGTTGAGTCATCTTCTCAATAGCATCACTTCTGTGCCTTGCCTCATTGTCTACTAGATCAATCTTACCTTTCAACTGACTTACATCACTGATAATCTCTTTCTGCTCATTTACTACAGCCTTTATCTCGCTATGTACAGCCTTAAGAAAGTAACCTATAGCTGAGAGTAGAACTGTGATGATTGTAAATGCTGTCTCGTTGAATCCCATCACAAAATAAGTATTGAATTATTATAACCATTCTCACGCATACCACCACAAGGGCATCCACTATGGCATTGACCTACACAATTGCATGAACAAGCATCAATCATAGGTCTAAGGTCAGTATCTCTGTTAGTAGGATCTGTGAAACCCGGGTACAAGTCTTTATTAGCTATAAGATATCTAATCAATCTCTGCTCATAAAATGAAGCCTTCTGTGCGTAGTGCTCCATACCAAATGCTACCTCACTTCTGCTCACAGATGATGAGAAGTCACCAAATTGTGTTTGTAGTCCTTTGTTCTTTAACTGATAAGTCAAGCCAAAGATAGCATCTTCTGCACTTCTCCAAGCTATTACTGGCTGTATGAAGGTAACAAGTACCTCCTCATCATTGGTAAGAGTCTGAGCATTGTAAGCTGCAAGTAGATAGTTGTAGTAAGTAGTACCTAAGATAGGCATCACTCTAAGCTGTGCCTGAGTTGCTATGTATGGAGTCACATCAGTCACATCTACATTCGCTGTGATTGGTGTATTAACCTTAAGGTAAGTCTCTGTTATAAAATAGATCATAGTGTTGGTGTTTCAGTTGGCATTACGTCACCACCTTCTATAGGAGGTAAAGATGCAAGAGCTCTCACTTCATTTGGAGTCATTGCATTAAGTACTTTTGTAGCCACCAATGGACTAAGTGAGTTGATAGCATCAGCTGTTTTAGATGCGTCACCTTCAATCTCCACAATTGTCTCATTGATAATTTGAAAGTTGTTGATAGTGTATTCACCTGGTATCTTAGCGATCTCTAAAAGCTCATTTATTATCTCCTCAACTTGAGTTCTTAATGGCATTACTACATTTTTCTCAAAGATAACATAGGCTTGTTTGATATCAGCTCCACCACCTAGTGAGCCAGTAGTTCTAACTCCCATTAATATAGGATCTATTGTGTGAGCAAAACAAATCTGTTCAGTATTCAATGCTGATGCTTCATGAAAAAGCTTGTCATTGCCATTAGTAGGTAGTGATTCTATCTTTGGTAGTTGGTCCGCACTATTAGCAAAGAATGCTACAGCCTTACCAGCATTAGCCGCACCCTTAAGCCTATCAATAGTATGCTTAATCATTGACTTCTCCTCTTCTGACTGTGGACGTTTTGGAAACATCATAGCAAATGAAGGAAAGACACTATTTTGGATGTTACTTTTTGCAAAGTAGCTTAGTTCTCCTGATAGAAACGCAAAATTTAGAGCACTGGTGTACTGTGGTAATGGGTACCATTCTTGTCCTAGTGTCATAATCTCATAGACATACAACTGCTCAAGGTCACTATTAGTAGGATGATATTTTTTTATAGATGTTACGTCAATTCTTGCGGACCAGTCATCACATAAAAAGTAAGTCTGCTTATCTCTAGCAATTCTGACCTTCTCAGGTGATACATTGTATATCTTATACAACTCTCTCTTAGCATTGTAGCACAGCTTGAAGTATACTCTATGGTGTACAGTCAACTGTTGAGCTATTGCTCTCTCTACTTTACCTAGTTTTATTTTCTTTTCAAATGTGTACAACTTGAGCTTGTCCTCATTGGTCATTCCTTCACTCTTAAGAGTATATCCACCACCTACTACTGAGTTAGTTTTGAAATCCACAATTGCACCATGTAACGGTGATGTATAGTAGAGCTGATTAAGTAGCTCAGGAAACATGTTATCTTGACCAAATGGAATGTATCCAGCTATCTGATATCTACCATTGACATAAGGTAGTGACAAGTTAGCATCACCTACTCTACCAAATGGAGTACTAAAAGACTGATAGCCTTCTACTACTTGTGTTGTTTGTGGCTTCTCGCCTATAAATCTACTATACCAAGCCATTAGTCATAAATTGAGTTAATAATTGCACCAGCTACTACCATTCTACCCTCTTCAAT